GAGGACAACACACGGAACCGGCTCGCCCGCGTTACAGCGGCAGGATGGGCGCCAGCCGGTGGTCTCGCTCCACGCTGTCGGGTGGCTGCCGGGATGCATGCGTCTGTTGAGTACGCCAACAGCCTCATAGGTCGGCACATGCCTGCCCCGGTCTCCCCGATGCTCCCTCTCCACTACCCGCACCCACGGCGCACCGCAGCTCGGGCAGCAGCCCCGCTCGCTGGTGCCGGCCAGGACACACGGCTCGACGAGGACCTGAGGGAAAGTTGCGAAGTGCGCGCTCGGGAAGGGCTCGGTAGGAATGGTCCAGACAGAGCGCTTGTTCGCCCCTTTAAACGGCTCCCGGATCGCTTCCGCGTCGTAGTGGTAGCGCTCGCTCTTGCTGAGCAGAAATAAGTACTCGTGCGCCTTTGTTGGGCGATCTCTTACCGACTCCGGCATAGGCGCCGGCTTGCACCAAATGATGTCCGAGCGCAGGTACCAGCCATCGGCCTGGAGCGCGAAGGCCACCCGCCATGGCATGCCCACCAGGTCCTTGGGCTTGAGGCCACTGGGTGGCTTGCGGGCGACCCCTGTATTCCCGGCTGCCTGGGGCTTGATGCCACCACCATGGCCATAAGCATCAAACTTTGCACGACTCACAGCATCGTTGTCGTCACGCCCAGACTTCCCAGCCGCGTAGCAGTCGCCCTTGTTCAGCCACAGAGTCCCATCCTTGCGCAGCACGCGACGCACTTGGCGGAAGACCTCGACGATGTGCTCGACATACAGCTCAATCGTAGGTTCCAGGCCGAGCGAGCCGCGCCATGCACTGCAGCGGGAGCAAGCAGTCCCGATGCCCACGTTCCATGAGTGGCTTTGCCGCCCGCCGTGGGCGCCGCCATCAGACCAGACCCATCCCTCATGGTCCTTCGCCTGAACCTCCCGCTCCTCACTCCATTCGTGCGCGCATACCGGCTCCCCGCCCCAGACCTGCGCCTCGATCCCATAATCACGAAGCCCCCAGTACGGCGGGCTCGTCACCACGCAGTGAACCGACTCGTCCGGCATCTGCGCCAGCGCGTCCAGGACGTGCCCCTCGTAGATCACGCCGCCGGGCAAGTCATGGCTCACGAGCACGCCAGCCACCCCTCATGCCAGAGCCACCGCGCCACGGTGCTCCGGTCGCGGCCGAAGAGCCGCCCGATCCGCTCCTGCGTCCACTGCCGCTCGAAATACAGCCACCGCGCGATCTTGCGGCGGCGAGCGCAGACATCGGCGCGGCGCGACGGGCCCCGCAGCCGGTGGCCACCGAGGATGACCATCGACAGCTTCGTGATCACGCCAGCCACCCCTCGAACACGTCCAGCACCACCGCTGCCGGACCACGCACGCTCACCACACGAGCCAATAGCTGCCGTCTACCACCCGGACGACATCAGGCAGCAAGTGTGCACGCAGATGATATGCGAGCACTCGGCGCTTCCGGCTCGTTACCGCCAGCAACTCCGTCATAGATACCCCCTTAGATTCTGAGAGGTGCTCGACGATATCGCCGCAAACGTCATCCACGTCCAGGTCAGCCTTTCCCCATCTCGCGTTGCCCCCACGTTGGGCGATCTCGCTCCGTTCCATCGGGGCGAGCGCCGCCGCCCTGGCCGGACCGCCCTTCAGCCCGCCGAGGCGCCCCAGGAGAACGGCAGCATCGTGTCGAGTCATCACGCCAGCCACTCCTCGACGCGGCCCGAGGTCCAGTCGTCCGGTCTGACGCATCTCCACGTATAGCCCACATTCCCGCTCAGCGCATCCCGCCACCACTCCTGCTCCAGCGTCAGCCGGCCGCGGTTGCCCTTCAGTTCCCAGAACTCGACGCGTTGGCGCCCAGCCAGCACCAGATCGGGGAAACCGACACCATCGCCCTGCACGGCGGTACGCCATCCCCGCTCGGTCATCGCAGGACGCTGGTGCATGGTCCGCCAGCCTCGCGCGGCCGCTAACTCCAGGATGGCCGCCAGCAGCTCCGCCTCAGTCATGCTCGCTTCTCCTCTCCCGGTTTTCCGTGGCAGCGCTGACACACCCGCTCTGCTGGCCACGGCGGCAGGCGCTCCCAGTACACGCTGCCGCCACAGATGCCGCAGCGCCATGGCTCACGCTGCTCGGGCGGGACCCAGCCGCTGACGAAGGCCGCAGACAGCTTGTAGAACCGCATCCTATCCAGATGGCGCCGCCGCGCAGCCCTCGCCGCGTCCGTCTCGTCCTTCGGTGCGTTGTAGACCCATCGGCCGCAGGCCCCGCAATAGACACATTGCTGCCCAGCCTTCGGCTCAATTCGGCCCTCCCAGCCGCCACAGGCAGGGCAAGCCTGGCGCATCGGATACGACTCAGCCATCAGAACGCCCCGGGCCCCAGGCCCTTACGGTAGGCCGACCGAATCGTCCGCTCCACCTCGCGCCAGTCCTGGGCACCCTGGGCGTAGTCTCGCTCCCAGCGCAGCGCCATGTACCGTAAGGCCATGTCGAGCGGCATCTGGGCCTGCCGGAGCATGTGGGCCTCGACGTAGGCGCTCTTGTTCCGCTCCTCGATGGGCACCTCCGGACGCCATGGGGACGGGAAGCCGGCCGATGCAACGCTGCTCTCATCCTTGATCCCCACTTTGTCGCAGAGCCACTTCCAGGCCAGGGCCAGTGAGGGCGATGGATAGGGCGGGCCACGGCCCACCAGCTCGTAGCCTGGCGTCGGTGGCGCCGCTACCTGCGTGCCCTCGGCCTTCAGCTCGACCTGGACCGTCCGGCCCTCCCATTGAATCGTGAAGGCCCGCGACGGCGAGAGCTGCGCCACCTCCTGGACGTAGACGTGGCACCGCTTGCGGATCGTGCGGACAGATCGCGGGCCATCCCTCCCTAGCGCCGACAGCACTTTGCCGCCGAGGCCCACGTCGTCGATATCGATAGCGGCTAGGCCGCCGCTGGTGTGTCCCAGTACAATGCCCAGGCCGGAGGCTCCCTCCCACGGTAACGCCGCAACGGCCTCTTCCGTCGCTACCAGGTGAGTCCAGTTCGCCACGATGGGGCGCTTCGGGAAGCCGGCCAGGTCCAGGGTCAAGGGCATGGGGCACCAGCCACGTTGTACCAATATCGCGGCACACTCCCTAAGGTCCATCGGCGTATCACCCATGCCCGTTCCCTACCCATACCTCCTTAGCGTCGCACGCCCCTATAAAGGGGGGCGCGTTGCAACGCCTGTTTGCGACGCCCGTCGCAGCAACGTCGCAGGCGTTGCAACTTGCAACGCCTACCCATCTCTGGCCCAGGAAGGCACGAGCCAAACATCGCCCTCCTCACGGCCGGGCTCGGTGCCAAAGAGGTCCTTGTGGCGGCTTAGAACGTTTCTGATCTGGGCAGCGTTCAGCTTAGATGCCTCCTGGGCAGCCAACCTGCTGAGGCGAGCCCCAGGGGCATCCCTGAGGCAGGCAATCAAAGCGTCTCTATGGGTCAGGTGCTTTCTCATCTCGTAGATTCGGCCGGGGTCGTGATAGCCGATGCGGACGGACTCCTCATCGAATTGGACGCGCAGGCCAAAGGTCCTCTGGAGCTTCCCCCGGTTAACCTTCCGGTGAATGATGCCCAGATCAATGATAGATTCGTCCTCTCTCTCTCCGGCCTTCAGGAACCAGAGGCTACGCATGGTATTCCACCAGAAGATCGACCCGAATGGCCATTCGTCGTCCTTCTTGGCATGGTGGGCCAGGGTGAGGGTGGTAGGTATCCCTGTCGTGCGTAGAGCCCTGTAGTACGCCGTAGCCGTGTCTGCCTTCTCGGGGTCGCCCCCGCAGGCGAGGGCGGCCGAGTCTACGACCAGGAACCGGATGTCTTCCTTCGACGCTAAGCGGGCGACGGAATCAGCAATACTCGTGAGAGGGGCATCGGCCGCCTTGTGGATCACGCGCGCCGGCTCATGCTGGTGTCCCGAACAGATTAGCTCCAGGCGCTCCTCGTGGATGTCGTTCTCGTCCTCGAAATCGAGGTACAGCGCGGCCCCGCCACTGGTGAGCGTTGGCAGTCCCAAGTGCTCAACCCCGGTAGTTACCGCTACGCAGGTGGCCAACGCGAGGAGACTCTTGCCAGAGCCGCCGCGGGCGTACCACATGGTGTGATCCTTCTCGCGTATCAGGGGAGTCATCATGTACCCAGGAGACTCGCTCGGTTTCCTGGGTTGGAGCAGTGTCGGTGGTGCTCCTTCCTCGAACGCCAATCGCACGGTCCGACATGCCTTCTCCAGTAGCGGGTACCAGTCGGTTTCGCCTACGCGATCTTTGCACGCCTTGACAGCATCTGATTTCGAGCGGCTTCCTGTGAGTACGATCTTGCCCTCATACAGCTCCCCGTCAGGTCGGCCGGGGAAGCCATCCAGAGAGATGTTGAGCAGTGCGACCAGGTCCTCCCGCGAGTCATGAAGCCGGGAGAAGCGGAACATGGCCCCTGGCCAACTGGCGATGTAGTCGGGCCCCTCGCGCCTGATCTCTGGCGGGTCCACGGGTTACAGCCGTGCCACCAGCAGCCTCGCCTCCCGCACCAGCTCCACCGCCGTCACAGCCAGCGCGCTTACCCGCTCCAGGGGATGCAGCGCGACAAGCGCCTCCTCCAGAAGGCAGGCCGCGAGCATACGCTCCAGCTCCAGGCGCTCCTGGGTGCCCTGCAGCCCCGGCGACCGAGCTAGCTCCCGCAGCGTGGATAACAGGGTTGCGATGAATACGTCGTCCATGTCATGGCACCTCCTCGGGGTACTGGATCGCCAACCAGCTCCGGCGGGCCCATATCCCACAGGAGGACGTAGGCGTAACGCCAGCCAGCGGCATCAGATGTAGGCGCCGCTTCCCCGGCAGCTTGCACCAGTTGCCGGGCGTGGGGTCCCCGCTACGCCGCTTTAGGTCCAGCACCCGGAGGGCCAGGCACCGCTGGCACTCGGGTAGCTGTGCTTTCACGGGCGCGGTGATCTGCCGGAGGAGATCACGCCGGAGGCTCATGATGGCATCGCTCCCGCTGCCGCGCGCCGCAGGTCCGCCGTGCGCTCAGCCAGCTTCAGCCTCAGCGCCTTCAGGTCGGCGGGCCGGAGGAACAGGTCGCCCTCCATAGCTGCTTGTAGCTGCACGATATCAACATCGGTTGCCGCTGCGATCTGCTGGGCGTAGTGCTGAGCCACCTCTTCGGGCATCACGCTGTTTGATGGCGGCACTTCAGCCGCCCTGTGGACTGGGACGGGCGCCGGCCCCGGCGGACCGGGATTGACTGGCGCCCCTGCCGGCGAGGACTCCAGTTCCTGCCGCCGCTGACGTCCGAGCGCTACCAGCTCCGCCCGCTGGTCCTCTGCCATGGGTGTATTCTGCACGCGCGTCGCTAGGCCGGAGAGGGCGGAGCCGGGTGCCCGCGCGATCTCGGCCCGCAGGCCGGCCATCCACGCCTCGGGGGCATGGGGGCCGGGATCAGACGCCGGCAATGGTGCCGCCTCGGGCTGGCCCTGGGCGGGCTTTTCTTCGCTCGGCTGTGCTGCGGGCCGGCAGTCGTCATGGTGGAGCACCTCCCCTGCCCAACCCTCCGGCGCTACCACCGGCAGGTTGCACACGGCGCAGCGAGCAGCAGCAGCGCCGGGCAACTCCTCGTCTACGACCTGGCCCTCGGCGTCCCATACCTCCGGCGGTAGGTCGTCCATGAGTTTCGGGGCCAAGCCCCTGACCCTGAAGCCCATCTCTCGGTAGAGAGTTACCTCCGCGCGCTTGAGCGCCATGGCCGTGAAGTACTTCTGCGTCACTGGCTCGTAGGTACCGCCGGCCCGTGTCGCCTGGCGTTGTCTCTCAGCGGCCCGGACGACTCCGTACGCCTCGTGGGGGACCCTGCGGCCCTTCACGTAGCCTTCCAGGCCGACGATCACGTCCCCGGGCTGGATTTCATAGGCCGAGAGAACAGCAGCCGGGACGGTCCAGATTTTGCGCATGCCGTCGAAGACGGGGTTCTCGCTCAGGTCGCGCACTCGGCGCCACCCGTCGATCTCTACGTACAACTGGCCCTGATAGATCGTCAGCTCCCGGAACAGGGGGTCGAGGTGCAACTCGACCGCGATCTCTGCCAGGAGGCGCCGTTGTTCTACCGTCAGGTCACGCTCGAACTTGATGAGCCGACCGGCCTCCCCTGCCTTGATGCGCTCCAGCATCCGGTCGGGGTGCCAGACCGTGGCGTCCGTGATTGGTTCCACGCCAACCTCTCCTTCCGCGAACCGCTTCAGGTCGCGGATTTTCATTTCGTCGAACTGGAGTTTTCCCGCTCGCCAGGACGCCGGCGACGGGTCTCCGTAGTAGCCCCCCTCGCGTTGCCCGAAGGCACCACGCATCATGGCCTCAGCGGCGCGCAGGTCCTCACGCAGCTCGTCGTCCGTCATGGCTGCGTGCCGTGCGGCGTCCCGTTGCGTGAGATCGATCTCGGCTAGAGCGCGCCGCACAGGGTTGCTGACACCGCGACGCCGTACTCCTGTCGGCGTCCTCATCGCTCGTTACCCCTCCTCTCCTTGCCTTGCCCTGCAAATGCGCGTACATCGCGCACCGTGACGACCTTGCTGGACTCGTCGATGAGGGTATCCCATTCGCGCAGGTCGGCCTGGAACTCCTGCACGACACAGCCTCGTGCATCGCCGCCGTAGGAGACGTGCATGGTGGGGTCGGACTCCGCCAGTAGACGGGCGACCTCACACCCCTCGCCCAACGCCAGGGTCAGCTCGCCCACATACACCCCGTTGACGTAGACCCTCAGCCGGTCATGCCCCGGACCTTCATCGAGCTGCACCGACGTAACCGGCGAGCGTAATCTGTAGTAGGAGGTGCTCATGGCAGCGCCGCCGGCATGTGGTCGCCCTCCGCCAGGTCGTCGCACCGCTCGCATATCCCCGCCTCGGGCAGCACCAGCACGGGCGCGATGCCCAGCTGCGGGCAGTGCTCGTCCGTGGCGTGTTCGGCGCAGACGATGGCACCGAAGGTCCTGCTGTTGGGTCCGACCCCGGTGGGCCAGGGCCACGTCAGGAGGGCGCCGCACTGGTCCACGCAGCAGCCGATCAACCGGTCCTCTCTCTGGGGACACCGGGTGTCGTGGTCCGGCGGCCCGGCGATCTCGGGCTCGTTGCCCGATACGCCGGGCGGGTAGTTCCAGCCGCTCATCGAATCACCTCCACCACGACATTGATTCCCGGCCCAGCCGTAGCCGCGTACGCCGCAGAGCGCCGGCAGCGGTAGCAGAGGCCCTGCCCCGGGTCGTGTGGGTCGTAGTCGCGCCGCTCACGATGATACTCCTGAGGCAGTCGGGCGCCACAGGCTGCCCGGCGATCACCTGTTCGGATCAGATGGTGCCGCGTCCATGCTGCGTCTTCTCTGCGCCATGCGATCCACTTCTGTCCGTTCGTCATTGCCCCCTCCACTTGACCGACTGACACCGGGGGCATCGCGTTCTCGTGCGTCAGCCGCAGGGTGTCGTTCGCGGCCCACGCCTCGCGCAGGGTCTCTATGAGCCACCTCCGGTCGTCCGAGCACGTGGGACAGTTCTCGTGCCCGATGGCGATGCGGGCCAGCCTCACCTGATCCATTGGGCGGCGCCTCCTCTCCGATTATCAATGGTCCCTGCTCTTCAGGGTCATGCCACCGCCTCCTAACCGTCGGGGTGCTGGTCACGGTAGCTACGCCTCTGCGCCATCCTGCTCTCCTCCAGGCGCTTGACCTCGGCGACCGCCTCGCTCATCTCTGCGCGGGACCTTAGCAACCCCATCAGCCGACCCCAATCGAACTCTCCAGGATCGCTCTTGACCGAGTCGATCTCCTCGTGCCCAACCAGCGAGTGCTCCCGATCCAACCCAAACCCATACCGCTGCCGCATCCCCAGAATCCACTCGGCCAGGAGGTAATACTGGGCGTCAGTGTAGTCGTCGTCCGCCGTCGGCTGCTCCAGCTCGACCCCTAGATGCGTGGCGTTCCATGCCTTCGCGTGCCAGGCGATCCACTCATCCGGGACGCATTGAGCCCGCCGCCCATCGCGCCCGATCACCACGTGCGCGCTCACCTGGCTGGCCGGGTTGGAGAACCAGCGCAGGGTCGCGTCGAACTCGACGCCGTAGGCCGCGCCGCCACGGGTCGAATGCACCACGACCCCGTCCGCCGCCTGAGCGCGCGGCCCGCTGTGGTTTGGGCTCAGCGCGACGATCCACGGCTGACGGCTCACCCTTTTGGGACTATGGGGGATCGGGCGACGACCCAAGCGTCACCCGCGCCGTCCTGGTACTCCAGGACGCGAGGCTCGCCGTTGATGGTCGCCACCTGTCGGATCAGACCGCCGCCAATAGCGGTCTCGTTCTTCAGCGCCTCGACCACATAGCCGGCAGCACGCAGCTTGCCGGCCAGAACGGCCATCGCTCCGATAAAGGTTGGCATTGGTGTCTCCTCCTCCTCGACTTCGACTACAACCCGCTTCAGCTCCAGCACCGGCGGCACGTTGGCCATCTGGAGCACCCCAAACCGCTCGTCCTCGAACAGGTGCCCGAACAGCAACCAGGGCCCCCAGTCTGCCTCGGGGAACTGTCCGATGGTGCGGCGGACCAGCGCCTCGTACTCCCACCGCGCCAACTCGCGGTCGCTGAAGGTGGTCTGCGTGGAAGTGAATGGGCAGCTTGGCGCATATCGCTTGACTAGGGCGACGTAGCTTGGCCAATCTGGCGGCACCTGGACGATGGCCTCTGGCCCCGCCACCTGCACGACCTGGCGGTTCCATTCGCCTACCATCACCGGCAGCAACTCCAGCAAGCCGTACTGGCTCATAGCCTGGAGCGCATGCTCAATCCGGCTCCCACCGTAAGCGCCGCCTTCGCGCTGCAACTCGGGCGGGCAGAGCAGCCGTACCGCCGTGTCCAGGTAGGCCGGATTGCCCGGCCGGATCGGCTCGCCGTAAGTGTGGAGCGCCGTGCCGAGGCGCTTCACGGGGCCGGCGTTCAGCTCCTCGATCTTGCGCCGCAGGTCCGGCTGACCGAACGCATGCCAGATGCTCAGCTCGGGGCGCCAGGAGCCATGTGGGCCGAGACCGTCGGCGATGTAGCCGTTGGGGCTCAATGCGTCGATCCAATCCATCGCACTCAGCACGACCTCGTTGAATCCCAGGGCGGCGAATACGCGCGAGTGCGCGAACATGAAGGCGATGGCTTGGTGCTCGTCGTCCGTCCAGAGCCCGCCGCCACGGTAGCCCCACGGAGAAAAGACCCCCTCGATATTGACTTCGTTGGCCAGCACCGCGTGACGGCTTCGGTCATGGACCGAGCGGCCATCGCTGCGCACCGCGAGCCACATCCGGCCCTGCTCCTTGCCCCACTCGTAGGCCAGCGCATCCACGTCCTGCGGCCGACAGGTGGTGAGGTCGTTGGGGCTCGATCCCACGTTCGCTCTGTGTTGTATCCACGCGTTGGGATTGCGCCGCAGAATCTCATCCTCAACGCCGGACTCCCAGGAGCGGAAATGAGCGTACTCGAAGAAACGCTCATCCCAGCGGGATTGCGACTGTGAACCCACGTGGATTATTCGAGCCATGCCCACGAGGCGCCTATCTGGATGAACAGGCCTCATGATTGCACCTTCACCCGTCCACCGCCTCATAGGTGGCCGCGAAGATGTCGGGCTTGCAGGGGTAATGCTCACCCATGATACCCCGAATAATCCAGTCACCCTCATCGGCTAGCATCATTCCCTCACGGGTCCCAATTATCAGCCCCTCGTCAGGATCCCATTGTCCACCCGGTCCAATGAACTCCAGCACCTCGTGCCGATTCGTACCTAACCACTGGAGCGCCTCCACCTCTACCGGGCGCTTGCGCCACTTGCTCATGGCAGCCTTCCTTGCTCTAGGAGTAATACTCGGTCATACAGCTCCGCGTGCCGTAACTCCAAGTCGTCTACGCGTTCCTGCAGCCGTTTGATGCTCGCCTTTGCCAGTTCCTCTGTGCTGGCCTGAAGCTGATCGCTCATGAGCAGACCACCCCCTCGACCGGATGCGGCGGGCAGTCGCAGGCGATCCCCGCCATGACGCCACGCTCCGGGCTACAACCGCAGTGCGGGCAGTAGAGGTAGACCCGCTTGCCGGTCGTCGCCTGCATCGGCACGTGGCAGGACGTGCAGAGCTGCCCCGGAGCCGACCCTCCCTCCAGGTCCGCACCTGCCAGGATGCGCGCTACGTCATCGGCGTTCATGGCCACACCGCCTTCATGCGCGCGCCGTCGGCCTTCTGGATAGCTTGCTCAGCGTAGATCGCCGGTGCCTGCTGCCGCAGGTTGCCCTCGATCGAGTTGTTCAACGCCCAGGCCGCCAACCCGATGGCGAGCGCAATGAACACGCAGCCCACGATCAAGAAACTGCCATCAGACGAGACGGAGTGGTGGGCCCAGATGGCCGCCGCCGCAGCAAAGCCGCTGATGGCTGCCAGGGCTGCCAGGAACGGCACCCACTGCACCATGCCCACCCCCGCGAGATAATGCGCCTGGATTAATTCTTCCATGTCCTCCTCCTACGAGAACTGCGCTGCGAAGCCGGGCCCGACACCATCATCTCGGCGCGCCAGTATGATGCTCGCCGATACAGGCCGCAGATCGTCCACACAATCGTGTCGTCCGCGACGGACGAGAGGAGTGACAGTACTGCGTGCCGGCGACGGCCGACGGTCAGAAAGATGAACTGCTCCGGCGGCTGCCGACCAGCTACCCGACGCCAGCACCGGGAGCAGATGTCAGACTCACTCGTCATGCCTTCTACTCTCCCGCGAGGATCTCGACAAACGCCGCAGCGGCGCGTGCTAGGCGGCGGTGCCACTCGCGCCGATGAGGCGCGCCGCAGTAAACCTGCGGCGATCCATGCACCCGCTTGCGGCGCGGCAACGGCACGTGGCAGACGGGGCACTGGGGAGGAGAGGGGGCACGCCCTTGCCTCTCCTCCTCCAGAGATGGGGCCACAGGGGCTTCCGCCGCTTGCCGAGCGGCTGGCGTAGGGGTTGCCCTGCTCGCACCCACGGCAACACAGTAACACAAAGCGCCATCGCTTCGCAAGGGGCCGGTGGCGGGGGTTGTGTTGCGGGCACCGGAGCACTGGTGGCGGTGCGTACCGGACTCGAACCGGCGATCTCCTCCTTGACAGGGAGGTGTCCTGGGCCACTGGACGAACGCACCTGAAGAGTCAGGCGGGCGACTCCTGCCGCATGCTGCCTGGGTTATCCGGCCAGGCCCACTTTGGCAGCCCCCATCGACCTGCTCGCCCGGAAAGGCGGGGACTCCAACACATCGGTAGTTGTCTCGGGCCACCGGCCCCCGCGCTCCACTCATCGCCCGGCTGGGTTCGCGTGGAGCCAGTGCCCACGTCAGAATACCATAGATAGATGCAGAGAAAAACAACTGGACCGGAGCCAACGGGCATTGCCCCGCACTCCGGTCCAGTCACGAGCCCTTGGCTGAGGCAGGCAGAGTTTACCACAAAGGCAAAGCGCCTCACCCATGCGAAAGGTGGGGCGCCGGACAGCGTACCTGCTGTCCCACTCCGCCCCTGCTGCTGCTTGGTCCAGCCAGGGGCGATTGCTGCTATTCTACCAGATCGTCAGACGAGGAAGGCCACCCGTGCCCACCGGCAGCGGGAGGCAGTGAGGGCAAGCCGCCGTGCCCGATGACCGCCAGATGGACGGCATGGGCCTCTCCGGGCGGTGGCACGGGCAGGTGCAGTCGACGGTCGTGAACGGGCCGCTCCGATGCACTACGATGACCATGGCCGCGCCTCCTTGTCCCAGCACGGGTCAGGTATGGTCGTCTGCCCAGAGCCACAGTTGGGGCAGCCCCATGTGTGCTCGCAGCCGACCCGGCGGTGGTCCGTACAGATAAGTCCTCCGCTCCCGGACGTGAACGTTATGCCCGAGAGGCTGGTCTTGTTGGCGTCGAGCCCCACTGGCTTCCTACTCATCAAAGAGGTCCTTGTGGCGGCTCAGAACGTTTCTGATCTGGTGCTTGGACGCGGCCCCGCAGATAGTAGCCGACGCTGGCGGCGCTGATCGCTACGAGAGCCCCCAACGCGGGCTCGCTGCTCGCCAGCACGGCCAGGTAGACGACGGCAGCCGTCGAGGCCAGCGCCATCAGTGCCCCGACTGCCTCTCGTACTCGTTCCGGTGTCATGGCACCTCCTCGATTATAGCCCGCAGCCGCACCGTGACGCGGCGCCCGTACACGACCAGCAGGTGCGGCGTCTCGCCCGCCTCAAGTTCACGGTTCAGCAGCGTCTCCGCCTCCGCCCGCGTCAACCCCTCGGCAGCCTCAGCCGGTCCAACCAGCGCTGGAGCTCGCAGCAGGTAGTACCCCAGCCGCGTGCCCGCCCGCCGCGCTGAGTCGTTCATCAGTCCCCACGGCTAAGCGCCCAGGCAACGCCGAGCAGCACCAGCCCGATCACCAGCACAGCTCCGAGGCTGCCGGCTAGCGCGCCAATGACGAAGGCGCTCCAGCACGTCACGATGGCTGCCCGTTGATCGCCCGCACCACGACGGTCAATTCCTCCAGCGCTCGCCGCATGCCGTCACGGCTTTCGTGCGCCCGCTCGCGATCCAGCGACAGCATGTGGTAGAGGCCCTTTGACTCGGCCGTGTGGGCGTCGAGGATGGCCATGTGACGGTCCCGTTCCACTTCGGCGGCCGCCCGCGTCGCCACCCGCTCGGCTCGCTCCTCGGTCAACATCTGCTGCAGCGTCTCGACGAATTGGCGTCGCTCAGACAGGATGGCATCGAGCACGAGCTTGCCGCCGATGCCCAGGCCCCCCAGGAGCCCGAGGATCACCGCCGTCAGCAGCTCGGTCACAGGTTCACCCAGGCGCCGGCCTCGTAGCCCTCGATAGCGGCCGTGGTCGTGTTGTAGATGATCATGCCGTTCGCCGGGGTCAGCGCGTCCCGCTCACCCGTCGTCAGCCGCGGCAGGAGCAACGCCCCCGTCGTACCTCCGATGTCGATGGCCGTGGACGCCGCTGGTGTGGCGGTACGCACCCCCAAGCGGTTGTTGGTGTCGTCCCAGAACAGGTTCGCGTTGTCTTCGCTCGTGTTCCCCGACGAGTCCATGAACACGATCGATCCGGCCGTGAAGGCCGCCGCCCTCAACCTGCTCACGATCTCGTTGAGGTAGTAGGTCAGCGGGAGCTGACCCAACCTGGTGAACCGGGCGGGCCTTGGCAACGCCGGCATCTAGTTGGCCACCGCCTCAGCGCACACGATCTGGACGAAGCGGTCCTGGCCGCTGGCTGATAACCTCGTGCTCTCCGCCGTCGAGAGCACCCTGACGCTGACGACATCGACCCGGTAGGTCGTGGTGCCGTCAAGGTCCGTCAGCGTTGACGGTGTCGCGGTGTTGCGCGCGGTCCTGAGATTCGACAGGATGCCACCAGGGTCAGCCATCCCCCCGCTCTGGCGCCCTCCCCGAGCGCCGCGACTGAGCCGAGCCGTCATGACCCACTGGCGCCGTTCGTCCTGCTGGACGCGCCCGTAGAGCGTGAACCACAGGACTTCGGGGGTCAGAGCCGATGTGTTGTTCACGAAGGTGAACCGCAGGAAGACGTTGCGACCGCTGGTGTTGGCAGCGAAATAGACCTCGCTGTAGCCGTCCGCCGTGATCGTGGTGGCGCTGCCGCTGGAATTCTGGCACTGCGTCCATGAGGAGGGCACGCCGTTGTAGACATCCGTGGCGTAGTCCACGCGCAGAGGCCGTGCGGCAGCCAGGTTGCGCGCGAAGACGCCCACCCGGTGGAGGCCCTTGCCCAGGTGCCGCCGGCCGGGGCCGCCGTCCCAGCCGGAGGTGATCATCGAGTGCTGCTGGGTGGCGGCGCTGGGGGCGGCGAAGCGATTCTCAGTCCCCAGTACCACCCACCCAATGCGGTAGGACTTGCCGGAACCCATGCTGGAGTTGGGTTCTTGGAACCAGAGGAGGGGGGCGTCGAGGTAGGGCACGGTAGTCACGAAGGGCTGAACTACGTCCACGTCATCAGCCCCTAGAGAACTGGGGTCGAAGAGGGTCAAGAAACCTTGCCAGACCCAGCCTCGACCAGCCTTCCGGCCGCGCAGCACATAGCCGCTCATCGCCGCGTAGAGCCATTGGGCATCTTCGACGAGCCGGACATCGCCAAAGTTTGCCTGCAAACTATTCAGGGCGCCTACCCCCGTCATCAGAGACGGAGCAACGCGACGCAGGCTGATGTCCTCGTACTGGCCGTCAAGGTCTAACTGCCAGAGCCCGCGGTGTGCCAGCGGCACCAGCAGCGACCCATCGAAGCCGGCCAGCAGCCCCCGCGCGTTGGCATCGTTGGCCTGGGTCCGCAAGGCCGGCGTCATATGATAGATCAGCCCGGTGATGTCCGTCGTCCACACTCCGTCATCTTTGCCCACAACGACCAAATCGGCCCATGTCTCCGCATCGTTGGTATCGACTGAAGAGTCCCCCAGAGACGCAATAACGGATGACCAGGAGCCGCCATTCGTAGGGGTTGTGGAGCTACGCATTTGATTCTCCGCAGACACACCGAAGAAAGTGTCTCTCAGCATAGTGAAAGCGTAGGGCCACCACGATAGGGCGAACGTGCTTTCGGTCCACGTGTCACCATCTGCGCTGTACCAATAACTACTGCTTCCCCTGGAGACGTACAGGTTGGCTCCGTACACCGCCATGTCAAAAAGGGTCTTTAGTGTTTCGGTTGGGCGTGTTCCTATGAAGCGGTGGAGCCAATTCCCTGTGGCGGCGCTGAAACGATACACGCTCAGGCCATCGCAGAGGTACAGGCTGCCACCGAACACCCGCATGTTGACCATGCCGCCGTTGAACGTCGGCCTGTGGCTCGTTAACGCCGTGCCGTTGGCGCTGCCGTCGAAACCGTCGTACAGGAAGCCCTCGACCCACCAGTCACCAACACCCGGCATCGTCCCGGTCTGGATATTAAAACGAAGGCCATGATGCGTGGCGGTGTTGTTGAACGCATCCGTCGTTGGCCCGATCCTCAACGTCCCGTCGACGTAGACGTTGAAGACGTCGCCGCTGCACGTGGCCTGGAGCAAATACGTCGTCCCTGCCGTCACGGTGATGTTGGCCGTTGCTACCACGGTGGGGGACCCGGCGACAAGTTTCTCCAACTGCAGGGCATTGGCTGACCCGCTGGAGGCCTGGTTCAGCCTGACCGACCAGTAGTTGGAAGCATCACTGAGTCGCAGGACGATGCCATGTCCTGTCCCGACCTCGACCCTGATCCGGGCCCCAACCTGCACACTGGCGTCCCCAGAGCTGACGCTGATGACGGTGTCTTCGTCGAACGCTATTGGCCGGCACTCGCCGCTGCGAATCTCCGGCGTCCCCGCGCGCACGGTGTAGGGGCTGGCCCCCTGATCGGTGTAGGTGATCAACGGGGACAGCCGGAACCCCTGGTCGCGCGCGGCATCGACGTTGTTCGCCATGAGATACCGCGTGGGATCCCGCACGAACTGCTGCCCGAGCCCGCCCGTGAACTCTCCCTGTTCCCAGAGCAGGCGTTCCTTCTCCCCCTGGGTCTCGTCGTCCACCTGGTAGGCCAAGCGGCCTCCTGTGTCCGTCGCCAGGGTGATCGGTATGCGGGTAGCCCCGTTGACGAGCAGGACATCCCAGGGCCTAGGATCGGGCACGGAGCCGTTTCCCCTTCATCCCAGCCCGTGTCACCCACCCCAAACTGGGGATGTACTCTTCTTGGATGTAGTCCTCGACCTCTTGGTCTGTGGGCCGCTGCTGGGCCTTGCGCCGAGGGCCCCACGAGAAGCTCAACTGGTCTCGCCGCTCTAGCTGGGGGCAGTAGACGCTGACGAGCAGGAGGCCCTCCCTCTCCTCCTCCTGCTCCACGACCACCTCGATGCCCGCGTAGGAGGCCGGCGGTGGCCGGTCAGCCGGCACGATGCGGACCATTTCGCTTAGTCCAGGCGCCCGGGGAGCATGCGTCGCCTGGCGCGCGGCTGGAACCTGGCGCACATGCTCGTCCAGGTCCTCTTCCATTCGTTGGCCTGGCGGGTGTACTCGGCCTTCTCTTCCGGCGGCGCCTGGTTGGCGATGATCGGCAGCGCATACCGCAGGGTGCCGGCCACTACCCAATCCAGGTCGGCCCAGGTGACGCTGGTGTCAGCGCTCAGCGCCTCCCCAGCGCGGAACGCCTTGACCCATGGGGTCCGCCAGTTCTGACGCGTCGGTGGGTCAAGCAGCAGAAACAGGCCGGAGAGCTGCGTAGACAGGCTCAGGCCAGCCTCGTCACCGCTCACGTCCCACCAGGCCCACACGTCTTGATCGGGGGCGTCGGGCATCTCGCGGTTCGTGGCGTAGCTCGTCCCTCGCTCTGTAACTTCCATCACTTCTTCGATCTGCGCCTTGTGGCTGATCCACGTGGGCAACGGATAGCGCGTCCGGCCGTCCTCCAGCATGATGACATCATCCCACAGGCTCACGTCGCCGTTCCCCACGGCCATGAGGCGAACCTGCACCTGCACACAGCCTGATGGAGCGACGAAGTCCGAGCGCACGAACTGGTTTCTCCTTTGCGTGCTGTCCACGGCAGAAATCTCCGCGCCATTCGTCGCATCCCATATGCGCAGACGGGCCGTGCTCGTCCCGCCGGAGGCCAGCACCACCCCCTGAACGGAGTAACCATGCCCTTCGTGAACACTGATCGTCTGGTACCCATACCCGCCCGCCGATGTCGCAGTAACCGTCATGGATTGTGCGCCTCGGTAAGTGTTGCCAGCGGTGCTCTTGGCCAGCGTAGCAGTCACAGCCGTCCAACTCGTGGTCCCCGAGGCCTCCATGTCCGAGTCCGCGAGCAGAGACAGGGGGTAGTTGAGGCGCCGCCTGATCCTGCGCAGCGCCCGATCGATGCAGCGGTTCAGCTCGTCGGGATGCAGGTTATAGTGCAGTTCGTAGTCCAGGTCCGCCGTGTCCGAGTAGTTGGCCCCGCCGTGAGCTAAGGCGCCGGTCGTGTTGGTGAACCCCGAGACCGTGCGGACTTGGTCCGCCGCGGCTACGTCTGGGCGGTAGATGTAGGCGTCGCGGTGGGTCTCGGAAGGATGGCGGCTGTTCTGAAGGTCTGTATCGGTGACGGCGCCCGCAGCCACGCTGTTGGCCACGCCAACCCATCCGCCGAGTAGGCGGAGGGCCTCTTGCCGGATCGTGACACGGCTAGGCACCCTCTTCCTCTTCGAGGACCTGGGTAAGAGAACGGTGCTGGCGCACGGCGCGGGCCAGCTCCTTCGTCACGTCGCGATGGACCTGGCGAATCTCGATGCCGTGCTCGTCGTAGACGAAGTACCGGGCAAAGCCTGGCTCTCGATCCACGATCTTGACCGTTACCGTCACTTGCCCTTCCTTTTCACTCCTTTGATCTTGCCGACGTTCTCGCTGGCATAGAAGACCTGCGAGCCCTTCTTCTTGCCGTACTGCTCCTCCATCGCCCGCTTGATCTTGGAGCCCTTCTTGTTCAGGGGCATCTTTACTTGCCCTTCTTGCCCTTCTTGCCGCCCTTCATCATCTTCTCCATGTCCTTGGGCATCTTGCCGCCCTTGTGGTCCTTGTGCATGGGCATGATCTTCGTCTCCTTACCTGGTCCACCGATACCGGGGGACCATCGCCTCTTCTTCCACGGCGCCTGATGGCAGGATGCCCCGGTAGAGATACAGCAGGTGGATGCGATCTGCCTCCTCATTGAAGGTGCCATCGGGGTTGGGCAGCGGTCGGCCGGGGGGCATCGTCGCCAACGCCAACATGGAGAAACGCTTGTCCCTCGTGTCGACGCTCACTGTTCCTCCCACGTGGCGACCACGTAGTAGCGGTCGTTCGGCATGTTCCACGGGTTGAACGAGATCACGGCCTCCTGTGGCGCCCCGGCCTGGACCAGCGCGTCTATCGCGCCATGTACCTCCTGCGGCGTGGGGTGATCGAGGGTCACGCGCACCTTAATCGTCCTGGGGATTACTTGACGCTCGGGCTCCTGCACCATGGTCGTATAGGTATTACGCCCATTCGTTGCGAATCGCGGTCGTGCCGTCGTCGCTCACGGCAGAGGTCGCGATGTTTGCAGCGTCAGCGTCGTTCCTGAGCGCTTGTGTGGTACTCGTCTGAGTGATCTTGTTCCGGCTCAGGGCGAATATCCACCGGACCCCGTCTCGGAACGACGCAGTGACGGCGGGAATGCCAGCGGACTCAGTCATGGCCTCATCCCAGAACTCGTCCACCGCGCCGGCAGCCAGAGCGGCGGCGTCGATAGTGTCCGCGGTGAGCGACCCGGCGTCGAGCTGGCCCGTGCTGGCGTTGAGGATCGTGATGAACAGGCGGAAGACCTGCGCCAGCACACCGCCCAGGAACGCCCCCGGCACGATCACGAAGTCGTCGTTATCGGCCGGAGCTTCGGTCAGCGCCTCAGCCAACGTCACGATCTGCGTCGTCACCGCGTAGTCCGTAATCACCCGGGCCTGGCCCAGCAGGGCGCCGCTGGTGAAGACCATCACCATGCCGTTGAAGTGATCTGCGGTGGCTTCGGTGAAGCCGTCCACGGCAAAGCTGGTGGTCGTGGGCGCCACGTCGTTGACCTCGCCCGAGAGTCCGTGGGCACGGGCCTGCTGGCCGTAGGTCCCCAGCGTCAGGTGCCCCGCCATGGCCTCGTCCCACACGCCGTCGGCGATCTCCGCCACTGCGTCGGCCGCCAGCGCGGCAGCGTCGATGGCGCCAGCGGCGAAGGTGGCCGCGTCAATAGCCCCGTTGTTGATGGCTGCGGCCGTGATGACGTTGGCCGCCAGGCCGTTCACGGTGGTCACGGCCGTCACCGTGCCGACCGTGGAGTTGGCTGCCGCGTAGCCCGTGCCGTCGTAGAACAGTTCGGCATTGTCGGCTGCGGTCGCGTCGCCGCTGATCTGTGTCACGTCCACGCGGATATCGCCAGCCTCCTCCGGGTACATGACGATAGGCGTTGTCTTTCCCTGGGTGCTCTTGGCGATCACCATCACGATGTCGCCGTTCATCTCGCCGGCAGTGAGGGTGATTTCGTACATGCCACTGGAGGTCGTCTCCTCCACGGCTTCCTCCGTGGCGTCCGCGAAGCCGCCCGACTGCGTGGATACCTCCGAGTCAAGGCCGGTGGCGCCGCTGACCAGGTCGCCATCGGCGTCCAGGATCGGGAAGCCCAGGTGGCAGGCGACGTTCTTCTTCGGGACCGGTCTGGCTTGCGTCGGGTCGTTCGCCATCTACGCGCTTCCTACCAGTTTCTTGTACCAGTCGAGCAGGCTGCGCCGTTTGGGCGTGGGTGGCGGCGCAGCAGCCAGCTGCTGCAGGGCTTGTGCTGTGGGGATGGACAGCGCGGGAAGCAACACGTCTCCGCCTCTCTCCTTCGCCGCTTCCTCCGCTTTGCGGCGGATGGTCGTGAACTGCTGGAGCAGGTCTTGTTGTACCTGCACGCTGGGGGCGGTGATGCTGGTCAGCAGAGAGGGCCTGATGAACGTGGTCGTGAAGGGCGGGTGCATCTTTTGCCCGGCCTCGTTGCGGATGAAGGATCGCGCGAGCCGCTCCTGGCCGCTACCCTCTTCGGTGTAGATGTGCAGCTCCAGGAAGATGGCGTCCACCGCATCGCTGGGGTCCGTCGCCCTCGTGCCGGCGTACTCTGCGACGAATGGCCCCTTGCGCTTGTGGGCGAAGAGATACTTCGATCCCATCTTGAGGTGGGGGATCATGGCCTCGACCTGGCTTTCCATCTACCAGGACCTCCCGAAGGCTGGGGTCGTGGGTCGCACGTGGGGCACGCCGCCCCAGCGGCGCATGGTCGGCTGGCCGCTGACGATGCTGATGCCGGGGTACAGGTGGATGAGCTGCGCCCGGTCATTGGAGTCGATGGTCCCGTCCGGGTTGGGCAGGACGTAGGGCAGCCCATGCACCTGGCCAAAGCCCAGCAGGCTCATACGCCGGTCCCTCGTGTCCACAGCCACGTCTACCACGACCTCCCGAAGACCGAGCCGGGGCGGCCGATGCGCATGCCCGGCACGCCGCCGGTTCGCACGTAGTACGGCTGGCCGCCCGAGGGGTCCGGACACTCGAACTCCAGGGCCGAGCAGTGACCCTCGCGACCTGCGCCACCACCAACCTCATCAACCGTACAGTAGACCAACCCGCCAGCAGAGTAGTCGAATGGCGCGCCAGTTGTGCCGTCCCACGTATGCTCACGTGTCGTCCAGACTTCACTAACGTCCACAAAGTTGCTGTTACCATGGGTAACCGCGATGCTCTTCATTAATGTGACCTTGTGGTCCTGCTGCTGCCCACCAGCGGCAGATTTTCGCGTGCGCATACGAGCAATGTGTCCTGTTGTGACACCTGGGTCAGTTGTCGGTGACATACCACCTTGTAATTCTGCCAGGTCAACCGTTGTCAGCCAGTATGTGGTTGCGTCATCTGGACCCGAACCCGAGCCACGACCGGCACCGAAGCCTTCGTCTAGCTCGTCAAAGGCGTCTGCATCACCGTCACCGGCACCCTGAGACCAATTGGTATGGCTGTCGGCATCTGGAAGCGCGTACTGAACCATTTACCCCTGCCCCTGCCGACTCGTTAGCCCAAAACCCAGTACCGGGCGCGGACTACCCGGCCAAACACACCAGCCTTAACCAGGGCGGCCATGGCCTCTTGCTCCGTGGTGTAGCGTTTCCCGACCAGATTCGCGGATACAACTTCATCGACCGACGCCTCAATTACATAGCGCACGATAGCCAACATCGTAGGCATCGTTGCTGTCTCACTCATTGCAGAACACCCAGCACCTTGCGGATCATGTTCTGCTGCGCCGACAATTGGTTGCCCGACGGCATGAAAGTGATCGACCCATCTTCAGCCGTGATGCGGTATCCGATGGCGTTGCGTTCGTTTTGTGATGCACGGGAAAATCCCGCCGTGATGCTTTCGTCCCAGCCCTGGAGAATCGCGACCCATACAGCAGTCTCCGGCGGCCGCTGCGGGCGTGGCACGTTCACGTTGTCGTGCTTCCATATCCACCAGACCATGGAGCACTCCGTCCACGCCTTGAAGTGGTCCTCATGAGCCAGCGGGTTGACGGTGTTCGCACGAATCCACGCGGTCACGTCCAGCGTTGGGTCGGCCAGCAACGCTTGCCTGGCCGAGACTCCCGCATCGTTGACGGCGTAGTCCAGGTACTCATCTTGCCCGAAGAGCCAGGACACAACGACCTGAGTCTCGGGCGCCGACAGGTTGTACGAAGGCACCTCAGCCCGCACCGAGCCCGTGGGAATGAGCGCCAGAGCCAGCGCAACGAGCGCGAACCAGAACCGTGTCATGCATGCCCACCTCTTCCCACGACGTTACCTGAGTGTCTTACTGGATATGCGCGGTAACTTAGCCTGCTCATGCCGCCACCAGATTCCCGTCCGCCGAAAGCGGCATCCAATAGCAATCTACCCTCAGGACGCCTGCCGTCACGTTCTGGGTCGCCGGCGCGATAACGACGTTCTGGGTGATGGCGATGTCCTTCAGGGCAGCCGGAACCGCGATGCTGAAGGCGCTCGGGTTGGTAATCACCCAGAACTCACTCGCGTCGATATTGGTAGCAGAGCTCGCTGCCAGGAAGAGGGTCGGGGCATTGACCACGCCGAGAGATACCGTTGCCGTGGGCGCCGCCTCGGCCAGCAGTGTGCTACAGAAGGGAACGATGACGATGACGATGACGTCTCCGGTCACGTCAAAGACCGGGACGTTGGTGCCGGCGAGTCCCTTGCCCGATGTCCCGTCGAAGGTGATGGTCTTCGTCGCGTACTTGAGGTGCTCGGCGATCAGAGGACGCACCTTCACGACGGCACCACCTTCCCGTCGGGCGACAGTTTCATGTAGTAGACGTCGAACCGGATAGCGCCGGCGGTGATGTCGCTGGTCGCCGGTTGGGCAACGATATCCTCGCCAACGGCGATATCCTTCAGGGCGCTCGGCAGTGCCTCCCCATTGGCAGCAGGCGTGGCGCTCTGCCAGAACTCGTTGGCGTCGATGTTCAGCACAGTGGTGGCGGCACAAAAAAGGGTTGGCGAGCCGCCGAAGCCGCTGCCGGTCCCCAGGTTCAGCGTAGCGCCGCCGGGGACCGCGTTCTCCTCCAGGCTCACCGTGCAGAAGGGGACAAGGGCGGCCACCAGGACCTCCCCGGTGACAGTGAAGATGGCGACATCAGCCCCCAGCAAGCCCAGCCCAGAGGTGCCGTTAAACGTGACCGTCTTGGTCTCCCGCTTGAGGTGCTGGGACAGGGAGCGGTGGACATTCATGCCTTACTTGCCATAGCTCACCCGCAGGACCGCATCCACGGAGTCCTTGCGAATGAACGTGATGTTGGCGATCTCGTGCTCGTTCTCCAGCTCCAGCCAGTCGCCGGGCTCCAGGATGTGCCCAAGCAGAGCCGTCGGATTGATGTCGAACTTGAAGCGCACGGCCGCCGTCTCGACGCTGATGAGGGCCACGCGCGAGCCGCTCCACCTCGCCGCCGTCAGGTCCACGGCCGACGTGCTGACGGTGATGTCCTCGTAGGCGGCGTAGACATGGCCCGGAGCGGGCGCCCCTTCGATGGAGACAGGGAGGGGGTTATCGACCGAGACGGCATCGAGGGTATGTGCCTCGACGCTACGACGAACACGGAGTTCCACGGCTGGACCTCCTTAGACGACGTCCGTGCTCGGGATCTCGCCCCACACCATGACGACGTAGCCCGTCGCCTGGGTGCCGGTCCCAGCGATGAAGACCTCCCACGTGCCCGCGCCGACGACCACCGGGTAGCCCATCATCGCCCTGGTCACCTCGATGCCGCGGAAGTCGATCCCGGCCTCATCCGCCCGCGCGTAGGTCCGCCTGAAGACCGAGATTGGCGTGGTCTCGGCGGTGGTGTCGGCCGTGGCGAGCTGCCTGGCCGTGCAGTTGCCGGCGGTAGCCTCATAGACAGACCCCATCTTGGCGCTGCGGGGCCCCACACCGGCAGCCGACGAGGTGCCGTTGCCGATGTCGTTGCCGGCGATTCTCACGTCGATCTCGGTCACGGTGCCGGCCGCGCTCTCCAGGACGACGTTGCACATCAGGGGCAGGATGGTCGTACCAGCCGGGACCCTGATCCAGGCGTCTGGCCGGTTAGCGGCTGTCACCAGGAAGGTCAGGGGCGTGGTCACGGTGCCCATGTTGGCGTAGTAGATGCGGCCGGCCTGCCCCAGACCCTCGAAATAGTCTGCCACCACCACGGAACCGTCACGCAGGGCATGCGCCGCCATCCAGGCGCCGTCATCGGTGACCCGGCCCGGGCTCACCCCAGGCTTTACGAACAACTGAGACATGGGGTCCTCCTATCTTCCACTGACTGCCTGTCTGGCAGCCAGGTCCGAGATACTCTTGCCGTTGGGCAGCACCAGCCCAGCAGGTACGGCCTGCCGCTGCAATTGCCCCGCGCTGACAATGCCGTTCACGTCCCGCTTCAGGGCCAGGGGCCCGGGCGCTGGCCGTGGGGGCCGCAACATCTCCTCCAGGGTGAGCAGCCGGTCGCCGTTGTGGCCCACCCGAATGCTCGGGTCCAGCCACACCTTGAAGCCGGCGTCCCGGGCCCTCTGGCAGAAGGCCCAGTCCTCCGACAGCGCCAGATGCACGTCCCCCGGCCACTCAATGGCGAAGGGTGTGTAGAACATCCACCAGGATTGGTCGTCGCCCCCGGGCCCACGCCAGTTCTGATGCGCCCGCGACACGCGCTCCGAGAGCTGCTCGAAGACGCGGCGATGCACGGCCATGAAGCCGGTGCTCAGAAAGGGCACCTCTACCGGCGAGGCGCCCGGCATGAACATGACCACCTCGCCCGGCGGCAGCATCACCGCCGGCTGCGCAGGCTCGCCCCGCGTCACGTAGCAGGCGCCGATGATGTCGCGCTCCATGGCCTTCTCGCAGAGTGCGACGGCGTCCTGGGCGCGGAACCAGATGTCAGAATCCACGGTGAGGAGCACGTCGGCGTCACTGCGCAGGAAGGCGCTGGCGATGACGTTGCGGGAGCGGTCGATCTGGGCATCGCCGCGGGTGATGGCGTTGAAGTAGGGGATGCCGGACCGCTCCAGGTGGACGACGAACGCCAGCATGGCGTCGAGATAGCACGTCTCGACGAAGCGGTAGACCGCCGAGCCCAGATAGAGGTTCACGGGCTAGCTATCGAGCTCAATCCAGCGCACGGCGTAGTGCCACGACGGAGCCGTCGTAGCTGCGAAGGAGTGGACGAGCAGCGAGGCTGGCCCGACCAACAGTGGGGCTGGCTCGCCCGGCAGCGGCCAGTCGGGCACCACGTTCTGGAAGGCGTTGGGCGTCGTCGCCACGTCGTGGGTGATGATCGCGCCGTAGAGTTGGATGTGCGTGGTCACGCCCGCCGCCGTGGCTCCGGAGTAGAAGGAGCAGGCCGAAACGCGGGCGCCCGTCCCGTTCGTCGGGGCCCCAGCGCCCCCGATCTTCAGGTTGATGATGGTGTGCGCCGTGCCGCCCGAGGAGTAGCGGTTGATGGTGTCGGCCGCGATCAGGACGGTGATGACGCCACCGGCCACCGTGCCACCCTGCCGGAGCCTGACCAGCAGGGGCACCGCGGTCGTGCCCGCCGGCACGGTGAGCAGAAGGGCCGGCGTCGTGGCGACGTAGCCGGTCCCGCTGAGGGCCACCGCCGTCCCGACCGTCGGGTTACTCGCCTGGTAGACCCGGCCCTTGTTGACCCATTCCTGATACCACGGGACGGTGAGCTGCTCGCCCCTGCGAGAGAGCGCCGCCGGGCCGTCCGCGCCCGCGTTCAGCGAGGGGAGAGTAACCCCAGCGCCCTGGACATCCCATACAGCCATTGCGATCACTCCTTAGTAGGGGTATTCCCTGGTGATGTGGCACCAGAAGTCTGCGGTGCCGGTGGTGCGGGTCCCCGCCGTGTTGGCCGTGAAGCCCACGTCGATGTTGTTGGCCGCCGTGTACAGATGGCGGCCCAGGGCGGTGTAGTTCGAGCCCGACCCGCCCAGGAACATGTAGACCCCTGTCGTTGCCTCGTCCATGTTCCCATCGGCGCAGAAACGGTCCGTGTCGCCGTCGTCACCCACAATGATGATGGCGGCGGTCCCCGATCCGTTGAAGACGACTCTGGTCCGGGCAAAGAATGGCCCCACCAGGTTGCCGGCCACCACCGCGAAGATGGGGTCGGCGGACTGATCCGCCGTGTAGTCGTCGGGGGTCCAGCCGTTGCGCACGCGGCGGTCCCAGTTCACGTATGCCATTTAGGCCACCCCTTTCAGGGGCACCCGCTCCTGGCGGGCAGCCCGGTACTGGTAGTTGGCGACGATGAGATAATGCGCGAAGGCGCTGGGCGACGAGTCCCGCTCCAGGACCAGGCCGCCGTGCTCTGGCCGGGTCACGGCCATGTCCGCTGCGCAGAGCATGGCCTGTAACCGCTCCTGGGTCGGGAACGGCCCGTAGGCGTGAACGTCGTCCTCGTCTCGGTACTCCAGCCCCTCCAGAGAGCGCAGGCGGTTCATCTCGTGGGCAGCCCTGGCCAGGGCCTCACGCAGGTAGCGGCTCTCCACCGCCATGACTGCCTTGGGCCAGCAGGCTTCATGGGCCATCTCGGCGGGGAAGCTCACGATGCCCCGCCGTTGCGTGATCACTCGGCGGGTTCCTCGGCGGTCGCTGCCGGCAGCGCTGCCTTCGCTGCCTTGCAGTGCCAGAGGTGCATCCGTTTGGCGTTGCTGGCCTGGCGGCCCTTCTTCGGTGCCCAGTCGCAGTAGTCGCACTTGAGGGCGAAGTCCAACTCCGGCTCTTCGGGCGGCCCACCCAGCGACGCTACGCCGTCCTCCTCGGCCTGGGCCTCGGCGTGGGTGCCCGCCAGGGGGCTGTTGACGCTGACTCTGTTTACGCCGAACTCAATGCCCCACATCTTGCCCAACTCTTCCAGATCGGCCAGGCGGTACGAATGACGGCCGTTGATCTGGGACATCAGGTGCTGCCGCAGCATCTCGGCCGCCTCGCGCTGGTTCACGGCAGAGAAGAGCACCTCCTTCGGGCACTCAGGGCAGCGGTAATCCGTCACCTTCACGCCGACGAGTTGGGGGAACTGGACCTCTCGGTAAGGCGGCCTCAGGTGCCAGTGGTAGGCGATGATCTGCGTCACCGGGAACTCGTGGGCACCACCACGCTGGAACAGCAGTCGCCACGGCTCGTCCGCCGGGTTCCATGGCCCGCCGCGAGCGTCCTTCTCAAGTGGCTTCCCCCGGAACGTGCCGTTCGTGAATGTGCCGTACTTGGCCAGAAATTCGTAACCCTTGTACTCCATGTCGCTGCGGTACGAGCGCCAGGCCCCCGCTGTGATGATCCAGTCGGTGTCGCTGCGGCGGCGGTAGTACCCGTGCGGCCCCTTGGCCTGCGGGGCCTCTACCTCACGCAGCTCGGGATAGAGGCTCGGGGCCTCTGGTGCCATTACCATGTGGCCCCTCCTGATTCCGACAGGTTGCTACGGACACGCCACTCGAACGCGAAGAACCTCCCCCACAGGATGTAGTCCCGCAGGGGCGGTGGCGCCACGGTATCCATCTCGAAGACGAACGGCAGTACCAGGCTGGGGTCACCCCGCCGCTTGGCCTCGGCCCATAGAGAAGAGGACGGGTCGAAGGTGCGGGAGTCGAGCTGGTAACTGTACGTGGGCCCATGGACGACGATCTCGTCCCCGTTGTGCTGGTAGCCGCGGATGCCCAGCCGCTCGATCATGCGGGACGTTGCCCATGCCAGGTGCTGTTGCAGGGAGCTCGCGGTGAGCGGCATGGCGTCGATCTTGAAGCCGTGGCAGGGCGCCGCAGGACAGGAGCAGCGCACCATCGCCACGTCAGCGTCGACCGTCACCGACGCCTGCCGCCAGACGGGGCACAGCTCCTTCTCCTGGAACCGGAGCAACTGCGGCATGGTTACGACGTTCCGTACACCACCACGTTGAATACGTCGGTCGCGGCGCCGCCACCAGCCGTGATGGGCGGTTGCAGCGCCTCGGCGTAGCCGTAGATGTGCGTCGCCAGCACGACCTCGGCGTCCTGGTGGACGGAATAGATCGGGGGCCTGGTCTTCAACTGCTGCGAGCAGTAGTACACGCCCTTCTTGTGGCAGAACCAGTTGTCGGCCTGGCCTCCCGCCGGGGCCCGGACCAGGGTGGTCTTGTAGACCTGGGCGTTGAGAATCTTGCCGACATGGGCCTCCCGCACGGCGCTGCCGGCCGTCGCCGGGCCCACGTAGTCGGCGTGGGTAAAGCGGTCGATCTTGAGCATGCTGTAGTAGGTCCCCGGCCGCACGACGATGAACCTGTCCCCCTCGGGGCAGTTGGCATCGTCCAGCGCCTGGGATGCCGCGAGCCAATGATCGTAGGTGGGCTCCAGCCCCAGGGTGCCCTGCGTCTGCGAGAACGATTGCGGCAGCGTGTGCAGGTTCGTCTCGGCCGCCGCCGCCAGGGCGTAGCCGGCCTTGCCGGTGTACTTCTCGATCAGGTCGGTCTTGCTCTGCACCGCGGTGATGTTCTCGGCCGCAAAGCCCACGTGCTGGTGCGTCGCCACCGTGAACGTCTGCGAGGCCTCCGCGCTGGACGGGCCGATCACCTCCAGGGTGATGTTGGTGTTGGCCGTCTTCGTGTTGGCCGTCGGGTTCGAGATGTAGGGGATGTTCAACGTGTCCCCCGGACCACCGACCAGGTCCTTCAGGCCGAAGTCATCGCTTTCGACGAGCGCCCCGATCACGATGTTGGCCTCGACCGCGTCTCTCGTAGACGAAGCCCACAGCTCCGGGATGTGGCATGCCGCCTGGGTTATTGTGAGCGTACCAGCCGTAATACTCCCTCTTCCTTTCTTGCCTTACCCGGCTATCCCTACCGCCATCGGCAGGAAGACGCAGCCAGGCGGCGCCTGGTTGATCGGATCATCGGGCCAGATAGAACACATGCGAGGTCGCTCGGGCTGCCCGTAGACCTGGCACCTGCCGTCTTTGGCCAATCGAGAACACGGGACCTTGAAGCGGATCGAGCCGCCTCGCCACTCCCATGGCACCGCAGCATGAAACCGCACCGCGTCGCGGCCATCCATAACCAGGCCGGGATGCAGCCTCAGCCAAAGCATCTCATCGTCGATCAGGGGCCGACCAAGGTGCGCCTCGCGGGTCTCTCCTATCCTGTAGAGATACGGCACCGGCAGCTCGACGTAGCGGCAGCACTGGCCGCGATCCGAGCAGCCATCACAGGCGTTCACGCGGTCGCCTCCTCAGCCTCGGCGATGGCACCGTCCAACTCGGCGCGCCAGGCGGCGTTGCTGCCCTTGTAAGCCAGCCTCTCCCGTGGCGTCATGCGGTTCCAGCTCTCCAGGAAGGCCACGCCACCGCGGGCTACCGGGGTGCCTCGTGACACGTCGGGGGACTTCTCCTTCTGGCGCTCCTTGGCCAAGCGGTCCTCGTACAGAGCCTGGGCCTTCCTGACCGCCAGGGCATCGGACTTCTGCTCGGCCATGCGCTCAGCCAAATGCGTGACGACCGCGGCGACCATGTCCTCGAACTTGGCGGCACTGCCGACGACCTTGCGGTACTCGGCCCGATCGACCACGCCGGCGGGCAGCTTCAGGGCGTCAGGGATGGCCAGGGCAGCTTCGATTGTCCCCTGGTACAGGCTTTGCAGCGCTGCCTGCTGCTGCTGTTCTACAGCGGCGGAGAGCTTGGTGTTCTCCCGAACGTAGCGCCCCAGCTCATCGTCGTCCATCTCTTCGACGCGGCGCTGCTGCTGCTGCTGCTGCTGCTGCTGTTCCCACTGCCGCCGCTGCTGGGCGAGAAGCCGGTCGGCTCGGCTCTGCGTGAGCCGATCCAGGTGCTCACGCACCCGGTCATGAGCGAGGACCTGGCGCCACTCCTCGTCAGTCTGCGGTGCCCGAAACGGCGAAACCGCCTCCTGGGCCGGAGCAGTCTCCGGGGAAGGCGGTTCCTGGTCTGTTAGCGGGGCCGCAGGCGCAAGGGTGTCCTGCGGTGCTGCTGTGGTCTGTTGTTCGAGCTCGTTGTCTGCCAAAGTGGCCACCGTCCCTATGCACCGGGCACGGTGGCCACCGGCAACTCTATGACGTTGCGCTATTCGTTGCTACGTATACGCCTTGCGCCTCTGGTTTGTCAACTACCAGATGTTGCCGCAGCCCGCACCGGCTGCACGTGATCCACAACTTGCCCTCCAGCCGCTCGGCGAAGAGCTTGCGGCACTTCGGGTTCTGGCAACGAACCTCCATGGTTATCCGGCCCGCCGTTCCTGCGTCGCGAGCCGCTCCCGCAGAGGCCGACGCTCCTCGTAGGCGGCGCGGTACAGATCGGGCCGTTCGGCCGCAGCCTTCTTCCTGGCCGCAAGCCTCAACGGTGCCAGTTTGCCCCTGAGGAACTCCCCCCGCGCGCGGTCGGGGAGGTTGCGATAGTACGGGCGCTGGACGAACGGCGAGAGCTCCTCGTCCACCAGCTCGCCCATGTACTTGAACACCAGGTTGTCGAACTCGCGGTTGCCGCTGCTGGACACGATCTCTGAGCGCAGGAACTGCAAGCGGTCCAGCTCCTTCTGGGCCGGGTTCTTCGCCTTGACGACCGATACCCCAGTCAGTTGGCGGATGACCGGGTCTTCACGAGTAAGCGGCCCCTTTTGCGCCGGCGAATAGGCCGCCGGCAGTTGGGTCTGGGCAAAGGGTATCCGGCGCTGTAGGCCCCCGAAGAAGCCCGCCATGTCCGTGTTCCGCACGATGCGGTGCTCAGGGTCGAACTGGCCGATGGCATCGCTGATCTGCTGCAAGGGCGTGAGCAGCCCGCCTACCGTCTCGCCCGCGGTCTTCCCCGCCTGCCGCATGAATTGGTCCCAGGACTCGATGCCGCTGAAGCCCTCCAGGGCGCGGTCCACGATCTCCAGGCCGGCCCCGGCCCGCAGGTTGGCGCCGGTCAATGTCTGGATGATGGCCTTCGTATCGGGGTGGAAGAGGGTGCCATTCCGCAGGCGCTTCACCATGTCACCGATAAAGAGGTAGGCCGCAAAGGGGTTGTAGGCCCGCGTGTCAATGGTCCGGCCGTCCGGCGTTTTGATCTCGTACCATTTCTCGCCCGCCAGGTCGGACTCACGGAAGAGGTACGCAGCCCCCAGCATGGCGCTGCCAATGGCCCCGCGGCTGAGCAGGCGCATGTCGCCGGCGGCCAGCGCCGCCCGCTCGCTCTTGCTCGTGAGCAGGCCCAGGGGCCCCGCCGGGCTGAACTCCCACATGAAGCGCAAGCCGTTCAGCATGAAGCGGGGGAATGGGACCACGATATTAGCCAGCGGGATGCCATTCACGGCCTGAAGGAACTTCCAGCCCGGCCCGCCGTAGGCCGGCTGCCGCGAGAATGTCAGCTCCAGCGCTTTTTCTACGGCCCGAGAGACATCCGCCGCGGGGATGGCGTCTATTTTGCCCGAGGCAAGGACCTTCTCTAATGTCATGCCCGGCGTCGCCCGGATGCTGCGGTCCAGATTGGCCGCGAAGCTCGCGCGTCTGACCAGGTATTCCTGGAAGCGGTTGACAGTGTTCAGCACGTGGACGGCGTTCTCGCCTGCCGTGAGTAGGCGGTCTCCAACTGAACCGGTCGCCTGGCCCTGGACCTTGTTGAGCAGGTCCGACGAGTAGTTGAAGAAGAGGTGGTTGGCCTGGCTCGGGAACGCTTCAAGGACGGCATCCACCTGGCGCTTCGTGTTCACGGCCTTTGCCGGCCAGAGCGTCCGCATGAGGGCGTCCATGCCCTCGACCGGGCTGGCTGTCACCGGCGCACGAAACGCCTTCTGGAGCCCGGCCTGCAAGCCCTGGTCGAGACTGTCCAGCCCCAGGCGCGAGACCTGGGTGGTGAAGTTGCGGACCGAGGTGGCGAGCTGGGTCACGAGAGCGCCGCGCCAGATGTTGGTCGCCCGCTGCCACCAGGCCTGAGCCCGCAGGTTCGCGTCAGCGGTAGCGATCCGGGGCAGCAGATCGCCGCCCAGGCCCGCACGGTTGAGCTTCTGCGCCAGGTTCCCCAGATCCCCCAGCCGCCGGGCGGCATCGCGCACCCCCGGCCGGAACAGCGTCTCTCCCAGCTCGGAGAAGCCCAGGCCATGCTGCTGGAGCACCTGCTGCATCTCGGGCAATGGCATGCGTTCCTGCAAGATGAACTCCAGAATCTGGTCGGAGATCAACTGCTGTGGGTTACGCTGCACCCCGCCGCGGGTGAACAGGTCCTCCGCCGCCGCCACGATCTCCCGGTGGCGCGGCAGCGACAGAATCGGGTCTGTGAGCGGTCCCACGCTGGGTGGCGGCGGGATGTCCGGTGGACCCCCTGGCGGCGCGAGTCCGGTGGGCGGTGGCGTCTCCCGGGGGGCGATGCCCTGCTCAGGCACGGACGTGGTGAGCAGACCGGGGGCTCGTGGAGTGGGCTCCATGGCCCCCGGTGGTGCGGCGGCAGCGGGCGGCGGGGGCGCACCGGCCTCACGGGCGAAGCCGGGAGCGCGGGCCCGATCCGCGAAACGGCTCAACATCATGGCGGCATCCTCGATGGTCACCACGCGCTCGTT